ACCACGAACAGCGTCGAGGAAGCACCGTTCGCATGGAACAGCCTGCATGAACGCTTTCGGATGCCACGGGGTGTCTCCGTCCAGGAGGTTTCTCCTGGCGTGTACGAAGAGATCAGGTACTACGCGTACACCGATGAACTCGGGGCAGAGAACCTGCCCCAGAATCCCAACCAGAACACCGACTTCTGGCCTGCCCCTTCGGCAGGCCTTCACTTCTTTCGTGGCGGATACGAGCACACAGTAGACGATGCCGTTAAGGCTGACCTGATTGCGTCTGGTGTTGCCACTCTCGCCAATTTCGTCCCCGCCCCTTAAGGAGAACCCGTGTCTCACGAAAAGAAGAACCCGGCCAAGGAGCCGGTGAATCCTCTCTTCGAGCCCGCCTTCCATGACATGGAAGACTACGACCCGATGAACATCGGTGGCCCTGGCGGCCAGACGATCAACTCGGAGAACAACGAGAAGGGCATCCTGGAGTCTGGCCTCCAGCGTGTCATCAACCACAACCCCAAGACCGCCGAGCTTCAGGCTTCTCACCCCCGCGTCGGCATTTACGGATCGGACAACACCAACTAATGCCTCCGCGTACCCGCAAAGAAACCGTCGAAGCCGTTCTCATGGTCGACCCTGAGCAGCCGATACTTGCCCCCAGGAAGGAAGACCCGGTTCACCAGGTCGCCGTAGGCAAGTTTGTTCATGTCGTCATCAACGGTCAGACTCGGCACAAGGGTGCCGAGGTTCTCCAGATCGACGGCATGGGTCTAACCCTTCGCACCGACGAGAACGGCCTTAGCCGTTCCGAGATCACGCTCGTGCCCTGGTCTGCTATCGAAGGCGTTGGCATCGTTGGCGCGCGCTAAGAAGGGCCGCAACTGTTCGTCTGCGTGTGTCACGAAGGATCACCTGTCCTTCGGGGAGTGCATGCGCTCCAAGAATCTCCAACTGTCTCCTGCCGTGAACGACGCCTACGGCACGCGTCAGCGTGCCTGGGACCGGGAGCTTGACAACTACGAAGCAGCATCGAGCCAGGGTCTGACACCTGCCGGGACCAAGCAGCATCACATCGATGCTGCCGTAAAGGCAGCAGAATCGGGGTAACCCATGGCGGAGCAGACGGTACGCATTGACGGTACCGTTACCACCTCTCCCACCGGAACTCAGAACGTGGCCGTCACGGGACTGCCTCTTTCCACCTACACGGTACAGAACCCCGCTCTCGATGGGGCGTACGTATACAGCCAGGCGGAAGTAGCAGGTGTTGTCGCAGCCAACAACTTCATGACGCTGACCAATCCAGCAGGCTCTGGCAAGATTATCGTCTTCGCCGGAGCCTTCATCTCCTCGTTCATCGTCGGAGATACGGGAGCGACGATCACCTCGATGCGAGGGTATCGAGCTTCGGTGGTATCCGGAGGAACACTGCAGCCAGCGTCTGCTATAGGTAAGTTCCAAACCTCGCAGCCCAATCCCGTAGGGGAGATCAGGACCGGCAGCGTGACTGCCACGCTGGGGACTGCGCTGTTCAACTCGCCTCCGTACATCGGGGCGGCAAAGTCTTCCAGCCCCTTCGTTCACCAGGTTCCGATCCCACCTCAGGGTGGTCTCTTCACTCTCATGGAGGGTGAGTCCATGGTTCTTCGTACCGAGGTCGGCGACGTCGATACCCGGTGGAACCTGTCGCTAGCATGGGGAGAAATCTAATGTTCCAGGGAAGTCCCGGTTCTGATCAGATTCTGGCTGGAAGCCTTACGGCTTCCGGCACTCTTATCACGATCCCAGCAGGCATGACATTCAGCGGAGATCTCACGCTTGCCGCATCGTCTGCCATCGCTGGCACGTCTACGGTCACAGCCTCCACCGCCGGAACGAACGTAGCTCCTGCCGCTGGCGTGATCGCACGCATCAGCGTCACCGGTCTACTTGCCTCCGCTGGAGCCGACTCGTACACGACCGAGATCATCATCAAAGCTCCTCCCGAGAACAGCGTAACGCTCACGACCGCGATCTCTGGTACCGGTTCTGCCAGCGTAATCGGCTGGTACACAAGCTAAGGAATTCAATGGCTACCTATGACGACCTTGTGAGCCGAGTGAAGCAGCAGCTTCTTGGTTACACCAGGGATCAGGCTTCTGTCTCGTACCTCACTGCTCCTATGGGTGCCAGTGACACTACCTTTACCGTCGACACCGACACGATCACCAATATCTCCCGAGGTCTCGTAGAGATCGACGGAGAGATGATCCTGGTCAAGAGCAAAGACCGCGATACCGGGATCGTCACGGTTCTGGCTGGGACGAATGGCCGTGGTGTCGAAAGCACCACGGCTTCCAGTCACGCAGCGAACGCGATCGTTACTTCTGATCCTCGGTACCCGAAGGCCCGGATCATGGAAGCAATCAACGACACCATCAACGGAGTCTATCCGGATCTCTGGGTGTTCGGCGAAGTCGAGTTCCCGTGGATTTCCGCACGCTACGAGTACCCCCTGCCTGCCGAGGTGGAGAGGGTGTACAAGGTCACGTCTAACACGATCGGCCCTTCGGCTGTGTGGTTCCCCAACTCTTCGTGGCGATTCAATCCCCAGGCGTCGACAACGCCTGGGCAAACGTTCCCTACTCCTGCGCCTACGGGCAAGAGCCTTCAGGTGATGCGCGACTTCATCGTTCCCGGCAGGAACGTGCGGGTCATCTACATCAAGCCTCCGACTACCCTCACCGATCTGGACGACGACTTCAGCACCACCGGATTCCCTGACCGTTACATCGACATGATCGTGTACGGCGCCTGCTGGCGCCTTATCCCTGCTTATGAAGCAGCACGACTTCAGCAGACTGCGATCGAGGCAACCGAGCGAGCAGAACTCGTTCCTACTGGCTCCGCCTCGAAGGCGTCGCAGTACTACTACAACCTGTACCAGACCCGTCTCGATGAAGAGCGGGATCGACTGCTCTCTCTGTACGAGACCTACCAGACCTTCAACGGATAAGGGGGATCAGTGCCTGTACGCAACTATTCCAGTGTGGCGGACGAGACTACGCTGGACGCTGGCGTCAACAACTCGGCCACGGTCATCATCGTGGCGTCCACACTCGGCTTTCCAGTCACCACTCCCTACACGCTCGCACTCGACTACGGCGCCGCTACCGAAGAGCTGGTCGATGTTACAGGTGTGGCTGGTCTCAGCCTCACTGTAACCCGAGCGGTCGATGGCACATCTGCCGCAGCTCACTCTTCCGGCGCCAAGGTTCGTCACGTCTCATCCGCCCGGGACTTCCGGGAATCCAACGAGCATATCAACGCAGACGACGGAGTTCACGGAGTCGTCGGTAACGTAGTCGGCACAACCGACACGCAAACCCTAACGAACAAGACTCTGACTTCGCCTGTCATCAACGGTGGCACGGTCGATGTCGCAGACATCACGGTCGATACGCTCTCGGTGGAACAAGGCGCTCTCATAGAGCGCCAGGATGGTGGCGGTATTCCGCTCATCGTCAGGAGCGCAGCTCCATGGACCGGCGCGATCATCGACGTCCGGGACAACGCCGACGACACGATGCTGTTTGTGACCGAGGCTGGTCAGACGAACGTGGAAGGCGGCTTCCGAGTCGCTGGCGGTTCCGGCCTTGGAGGCGGAACCGTTATCACCGAAGCTGCGGACCTTGTCACTCACGCCCTTACTGTTCAGAGCTCGGCTGCGGTCGAGCTGTTCAGGGTGAACAGCACTCAGGTGCTGGCATCCAAGCCGTTCGACTCGACTACGACTACGGTTACGTCGGGAACCCTGGCTACTGCAGCCACCGGCTGGACTGTCAGTGGTACCACGGTCGGGTTCGTGAAGAACGGCATGATCACGATCAACGGCAACTTCACCCGGTCCGGTGCGAACATCACAACCGATGCGACAGGTGGACTGTCGACCGGCATCATCGCTATGGGAACCATAGCTGCGCCTTACCGCTCCATCTCGGGAGCGGGAACCCTGATCTTCCACTGCGGTAACGCTATCGGTACAGGCACCGCACGAATCAACAGTGCTGGTGCTGGCATCGTGGAACTGGTCAGGTGGCAGGCTAGCTCTACGATCTCCACGGCGAACACCATTGCTTTCACGCTCACCTATCCGCTTACGTAAGGAGGCGACGTGGGAACTCTCGTCAATCCGATCCCCTGGCAAATCAGTGGTCGCGGAAGCGGTACTCAGGGTCAGTACATCTCGGCTGACATTGACTACGACTACGCTATCGCGGGAATTCCCTTTGTCTCCGCCATCAGGGACGAGTACCCCTACACCGAACGCATGGCTCCGATCCGCAAGGAGCAGTTCGACAACTTCGCAGAGCCTGGAGAGCAGTCGCTCGAAGGCTGGTGGCTTCGCAGCCAGTCCACCTTTACAGGTGGAGCTGGCGTTCTGTATCAGGACCCAGACAACGATAACCAGTTCAACTACAGGTTCGCCGACTCTCTTGGGATAGACCCTTGGGAATCCGGCAACATGAAGCTGCTTCGGCGGACAGAACAGGTGAGCCTGTCTTCGTCCCCGGTGATCCTTGCCCAAGGGTACGTCGACCCTTCTGGGGTCGACTCGTTCTGGCTGGTTCAGGGAAACTCTCTGGATAAGGTGACCGACTCTGGCTCCACCAGCATCTCAGCTGGCGGCACAGACATCCTGGACATCACGTCCACGGGCGCTACGTACATCATCGCCAGAACCGATGGGATCTGGAAGGGGCTGGATACCGCAGCCCCGTTCTTCATGTACACCAACGCTCTGACTACTCCGGTGATCGAGTTCGTCAAGGACCGTCTGATTATCACGAACGGTCCGAGCGTGTATCAGGGTGTTCTCACCGCAGCCAGCGCAGCGCTTCCTGCGGTTACATACACGCACCCCGACCCGAACTGGCGATGGAGGTCCATTACCGACGGACCGAACGCGATCTACATCGCAGGCGATTCGGGGACGACCAGCCAGATCCACAAGTTCTCGGTGATCGACAACGACGGAGTCCCTCAGTTCCAGTGGGCTGGCGTTACTGCGACGATGCCCGGTGGCGAGATCATCAGGACGATCTATTCGTACGTGGAGTCGTTCGTGGGTATCGCCACGAACAAGGGCTTCCGAGTCGGAGAGATCGACAGCAACGGTGACGTGCTGTACGGTCC